AGAAAAAGGAGGTGGGGGGTCAGGGACCTCGCTCACACTTTCGCTGACCGTCATCTTTCAAATGAACCGCTAGTTACTGCGGCCTCCGTCATATCTTTCGATTCAAACGGAACGGCAAAGTTAGCCGTGGGCGGAACAATCCCGCCTCTCACAACTTACGGCCTACACACTTTTCATGTGAAGTCCCTCTAACCCGACTCCTCCTAGGGCTTTTTCTGTACCCACCTAAAGAGCTACAGCTGTGCGGTCAAACAGCCCAATTCCGCGCCGCTCCTGGGGCCACCAGGGGTCCACTCGTAACTGTGGACTTAGGCGCGGACGGTATGTCCGCTGTAGATATAGGAAGGGGAGACGAAAAGCTAACGTCTCCCTTAACCGGCTCGATCGCCGGCATAGGTATGTTTTTTACGTAGGGTAAAACACACACAAAACCCCCTAACTGGGTGTCATCTGCTATCGCACGATAAACCGCGACTTGTGTCGTCGCTGTAGTGTCCAGATAGGTCACACCACATTGGTTTGCATATAGATCGTTCGTCGACAGGACTGCCGTCCCACCGAGTGTCGTACGATAGTTTGGGCGAACTAGAAAGAAAGGAACCCTCCCGTACTGAGGGACCTCTGCTAACAATCCGCCATTCATGCTCCTCGCCTCTAATTGTATGCGCGCTAGTTGCGGCACATTCGAGTTTGCTGGATATGTGACTGCATCAGCCACTGAAGTAGAATCCAACCAGCAAGTACCCGTTTGCGCCGCGAACCAGTTTGCATTCGCTGCGTTCGCGGTGAAGAACAATCGCATGCCGCCTCTCCAAAAGGCGTACATGGGTGCAAAGATGGACCAGTAGTCCTCGGCAAGGTCTGAACCAGTGAAGACGGCGCCCGAAGCGCTCATCAACCCTGGGACTCCCGGACGAACCGTAATTCGGCCGACGGCACTGGTCGTAATGATTTGAGCCTGTGTGAACACTTGAAGCAATTGTCGGATCGACATGATCTTCTCTCCAATACACATCGCCGCTGGTTTTGTACTCTGCGACGAAGGACTGGAATTACCAACACCAACCGGTGGGGTAATTTTGCATGCCTCAACATTCATGTGGCCCTTACCACGTAACTCTGCACGTGGAGGTCTTGGTTGTGGGTCTGCGAACCCCTCTGCTATATAGGGGGAAATCAATTTCGTTCTGGGGAACGCAAACTCGAAGTCTTCACCTCCTGAGACTTCCATCAGAACATCGATCGTGCTTGAGCAGGTGCTGGGGGCTGTCAACT